ATTCAAGGAGAAAGAATGCCTATAATCCTGAGCTTCTCAAAGACTAACTATAACGAAGGTAGAAAGCTATATAGCTTAGCAAGAGTAACAATGCAAAATATGTGGAACCACGGGTATACATTGGACTCTAAGCTAATGGCTAAAGGCGGAAACGAATGGTATAATATTGTAGTTGCAGCTGCAGGACCGACTTCAGATGAGGACAGAGCCTTTGGAATGGAGCTATTCAAGACATTCAGACACTCTGACTTAATATATGATTTAGATGATACTAGCGATTCCGTGTCTCATGCGTCCCAGGAGGAGATTGACTCAGCCGAGTTTTAATAAAAGATTAAGGAGGCTGCTAACCTCCCTAATTTTTTCTAATAAGGGGGAATAGCGAGATTGGACTGGAAGGATTATCGCAACAGAATTTTGACAGAGATTGACAACGAAGCATTTTTTATGAGCGAACTAAAGAATATACATCGACGCGGTAGCGAATGGAAGGCGGAATGTCCATTTAAAGAACTGCATGCAAACCAAACTGATAATACCCCTTCACTGACGGTCAATGTACTAAAAGGGGTATATTATTGTCAGACATGCCATAGCAAAGGAAACGTTCATACCCTCTACAAGACATTGTACGGGCTATCTAATGAGGAAGCATGGTTTGAACTGGGCGATGCACTGCGTATACCAAGACCAGATAGCACTAGACCTACAAGACCTGACATAGATTTAGGATTAGTATCTGAATACCATCAGGCACTAATGAGTCTAACAGGGCCTATAAGAACAGTATTACGTGAGCGAAGGGGTCTTACGGATGAGACGCTCAAGCGCTTCCAGATAGGATGGGATGGGGAAAGAATAACAATACCAATATACGATGAATTCAATACCCTAGTAAACTTTAGAAGATACAAATGGAACTCATATGAAGACCAATATAAAGTAACCAACTATGAAGATGAAGTAGGGAACACATACGGTGAAGTTAGGATATTTGGTATTGAGAACTTAATCGATGAAGATATAGAATATGTAGTATGGTGTGAAGGTGAAATGGACCGTATTATCAATGAACAATACGGATTCCCTTCAGCATGCCCCACTAGTGGTGCAGGGTCGTGGCGGCCAGAGTGGACCAAATACTTCAGAAATAAGAAACGTGTTTATATAGCACAGGACAATGATGAGGCTGGACGCATAGCTACACAGAAGATATGCGAGAAACTATTTAGAATTGTAGATGTATACGTAGTACAGTGGCCAGACGATTTCCCAGATAAAGGAGATATAACTGACTTCTATGTAAAGTCAGGGCAGACCGCTGAGGATTTCCAAAGATTACTGGATAACGCTGTGAAGTATACAGACCCTTCTCAAGAAGTAAACCTAGCAAATGAAACAGAAGCTAAGGAAGTACATCTAGCTGATTCAGCTAATGCAGAATTATTTGGTACAAGGATTAGAGTACCAGTTATGATTTCAGGGAAAGATACCACGCCATATATGTGCCCCGAAGTAATCAAGGGATACTGTGGCGACGCGGCAGATGCAGATAATAAAAAGTGTAGTAGTTGTTATCTAGCTGCAATGGCGGGTGAGTATACAGTAACGCTTGGCGCTACAAATAAGGATACTATGAAACTTATCAAATGTACTGAAGCGCAACAGGAAGCAGTTATAAAAGATATATTAGGAATCAACAAGTCATGTCCAAAACCAAGGATAACAATTGAAAAATACATGAATATAGAAGAGATTCGTATGATACCAAAGGCTGAAGCAAACTTCGGTTTTACAAAGGAACATGAGTATGTAGTTAGAACTGGGTATCATATAGGTAAAAGTCTTAAAACTAATGAGAGGTATACATTAGTTGGGTATATGTATCCTGAGCCGCAGACACAATACGCGACATATTTGTTTGACAAAGCATATCCTGAGAAGAATATGATTAGCGACTTTGAGATGAGCAACAATATCTATGAAATGCTAAAGATATTCCAGGTTAAGGACGGGCAGACGATTGAGGATAAGTTTAATGAAATACACAGAGACTTAGAGAGGAACGTTACTAGAGTGTGGGAACGCCGCGATGTAAGCATAGCAATAGATTTAGTATACCATACGGTACTAAATTTCTATTTCCAGGAGCAGTTTGTAACCAGAGGCTGGGGAGAACTGTTAATAATCGGGGATTCAGGACAGGCTAAAACTACACTCGTAGAAAGACTGATGAACCATTACAAATTAGGTGAACTGCATTCTGGTGAGTCCTCAAGGCGCACTGGTTTGGTATACAATATGCAACAAACTAATAAAAGGTGGTTCTTAGTGTGGGGTGCCTACCCATTGAATGATGGAGGACTGATAGCTATAGACGAGCTATCTGGCCTTAGCGAAGATGACCTAGCACAACTGTCCGACGTGCGTTCATCAGGTATTGCAAGAACTACAGGAGTTATAACAGCTGAGACCACAGCGCGAACTAGGGCCATTTATATATCTAACCCTAGAAACGGTAGACAACTTAATACCGAAACTTATGGTGTTATGGCTATATTAAAGTTATTTGGTAAAGCAGAAGACGTTAGAAGATTAGACCTAGCTATTGCAGTAGCATCTGGAGACGTCAACCCATCGCTAGTTAATAGAAGTCTAGATGATATTCCTGTAGTACCACACATATACACATCAGACCATTGTAATATGAGAGCGTTATGGGCGTGGAGCCGCAGACCCGAGCATATTAAATTTGAGGACGATGCTGTTGCTACAATATTAAGGCTAGCAACACAGATGGGTAAGAAATATACTTCTAGGGTGCCTTTGGTTGAGACGGCCGACCAACGTATTAAAATTGCTAGGCTATCAATAGCATGCGCGTGTTGCGTATTTTCAACCACAGATGGGGAAGACGTTGTAGTTAAGAAAGAACATGTAGAGTTTGTAGTTAATTTTCTGGATAGAATATACAGCTCCAAGAGTATGGGCTACGATAAGCTAAGCGAACAAGAAAGAATTAACACAGATTCATCTGATGCTAACATTAGTAAGTTACGAGCAATGTTTACATTATTACCGCTACAAGACTTTAATGAAACTATTAAAACGCTATATCAATTACCATACTTTAACAGGTTTACTCTGGAAGACTATACAGGCTTACCAAGAGATGACCTGAGATTGTTATTGAAGTTCTTAACTAATAACCATCTTGTAGAACGCGTAAGAAGTGATTACAGAAGAATGCCTATCGGAACAGAGTTCCTAGAGCATTGTATAGAGAAGCCGTTCACACCTGATGAAATAGACAGAGCTAGAAAAAACTACTACTCAGCAACTGAATACTAAAAAGGGGGAATAAATAATGGATGTATTAAAATATCTTACCAATTGCAACATTTTATCTACAGTGTCTCAAGAAGAGGACGAGAAAGAATGGTTAGCCAATAGGACCAAAGGTATCGGTGGTTCTGATGTCGGCGCTATATGTGGGGTCAATAAGTACTCAAGTGCTAGATTGGTTTACCTTAAGAAGACTGGACAGTATCAAGACAGCGAAGACGAATTTAGTGATGCTGCGCTAGAGAGAATGCACTTTGGTCATATGTTAGAGCCTATTGTAGCTAATGAATATGTTAGGAGAACTGGTAACAAGGTTGTAGTAGCCCCAGCGACACTTGCACATAAGGACTATCCATGGGCGATTGCTAATGTTGACAGACTTATAGTAAATAACAAAGGTATTCCATATGGTATATTAGAGTGTAAGACAGCTAGCGAGTATATGGATGATGCTTGGTCAAAGGGTGAGGTTCCTCTAAACTATTTATACCAATTAAACTGGTACCTATGGATTACGGGTTTAGAATACGGTGTCATAGCGTGTTTAGTTGGGGGCAACAAGTTTTACTATTATGAAGTATGGAGAAACGATGAATTATTGAGATACGAGATATTCCCAAAGGTTGATAGGTTCTGGAACTACCATGTTAAGAACTTGATTGAGCCTGAGTTAACTGGAACAGATGCGGATTCCGAGTATGTGGCTAATGAAAACTCAGAAGTAATCAAGGGTTCTGAAATAGTTTTAGAGGATGAAACAATGAATGAACTGGCTGCTACGGTTAAAGAATGCAGGATAAAGATTAAAGAATTAGAAGCAACTGAGAAGGAAGCAGCTAATAGATTGAAAGATGCGCTTAAAAATAATGAAATAGGATATACTCGAGACTATATAATCAAATGGTCGCCTAGAAGTCAAAGTAGAATAGATACTATAAAATTAAAAGAGAAGTATCCAGAGGTTTATGCAGACTGTATTAAGCAAATAAGCTTTAGGGTATTTACA